CTGATTTCAAAAGCATTTTGTGTAGCATAACTGTCTGTGATATATCTGTTTTCTGCTGGATTGGCCCATATTGAGGCCGCCAACATAAGCGCTACGGTCTTACCCTTGCCGGTAGATCCCCACAAGTTGACAATGAACGGAAGCATATTTAATTTGCTAATCAATACACTGGCAAAGCTGGCAGCCATATAAACCTGTGGTTCATAGTGGCTTTTGTTGGCTCTGATTTTCCGGCAAAGTTCCAGCCATATATCCTCGCTTCCGCTTTCCCTGATTGCTCCTATAAGCTCCCTAAACTTACTCTCATCATCAAACACAACGGCGGTGTCATAAGGTATAAAATCCTTATAATCGTTATGCCATCCCAGTTTGCTTGTAGAGTTCTTTTCTGCAATCTCATTAAGGTTTTCCACGTCAGACAAATACTTTACAAGATCCTTAGCAGTCTCGCTGGTAACTGCTACGCCATAATCTGCAAGTCTTACAATCTTAGTGCTGCTTGCGATCAGCCCCTTATCAACAGTAATTTCCTTCCAGTTGTGACCCTTTTTATAAGCTAAAGTAATCTTTTCTGTCTTGGTCTCAATATTGAAAAGGCGCTCTATTGGCAGTATTGGATGATAACAACACACTTTCTCGCCAAAAATAGTCAGGACTCTCACACCGTTATTGTCTGCAATCCAGTTTCCACAGTTCAACTCTCCGGTAATATGTCCAAAGTCAGTTACGTTATTAGCTGTTACCTTCTGCTCCTTCAGATTTTCCTTGATATCTGCTTTAGCAGCTTTAAATAGTGCTTGTACTTGCCTATAGCACTTACATTCTTTTGCCCTATCCTGGTAGGCATTCTGCAAATCAACTCTATCCAGCTCTGAAGGAGCTTCAGCAAAAATCCTTAATAGATTCTCAGGATTTAAAAGCTCTTCTTTGCTGTATTCCATTATTTCTGCTTTTGTCATGTTGCCCCCAACTCTTCAAGTATCATTTCTTGTTTGTAAGTTAAAAGTTGCCACTGATTAAGGGCCGTAGCCTGTTCATCACTTAAAGGTTCCGCTGTTATATACTTTTGCCATAGTCCGTCAAAGCCCTTGTTGACTTCTCTTAACTCCTGTTTTAACTGCGCTTCTCGTTCTCTTTTCTTATTTCTCCGGATATTGGCTGCCGTAAGCTGGGCTTTTGATCTCTTGGATAATTCTTCTCCGCTTATCCACTGGCAAGCATCTTTAAAGCTCAGCCCTTGGTAGTCCTTAATGAAACTGACTATATCGCCACCCTTACCACAACCAAAACAGTAATATCCAGATTCATATACCTTCATGGAGGCTGTATCTTCTTTATGGAACACACATTTACAGAAGCCGTTTCTGTTGACCTGAATGTTGCATCTATCAAGGATATCTCGCATAGAATAACTACTCTTTATCGTTTCCAAGTCCATCAAATTCACCTCTGTCTATCCTTTCGGATAAGTCTCTATACAAAAATTCCCTTATTATTTTCCCGGTAGATTCTGCCTTGCAGTTGATGAAGCAAAGATCATAACGCACTATCCAAGCACACAAGGAAGCTAAATAAGCGTTTGAATTAAACTTGCTTCTGTACTTCCCGTTTATAAGATTCTCCCAGGTAGCATCCTCACAAAGTAAGAACACTCTGGCGTTATGATCCTTAGCTCTCTGAAACTCACGTTCAAATCTCTTCCTTGAATGAGTGAAGCAATTAGCCAGCTCGTCAAGATTCATCTTGCGTTCTATCACCAACGGCGCTGCGACTGTGACACCTGGTTTATAAAGCCATTCCCCATTAGGTAATTGTGCGTTATAGGTATAATCGCCGTAGGACAATGTAGCACGTTCATAGGGCACTCCAAACGACTCGTAACGCCTTTTAGCTCTGTCTGTCTGTTGCTCCCTGGAATCCACAAGAATTTTCATTGAGTCTAGCATTGCTAGTTTTTCGTAAGTGTTCATTGATCCCCCATCAACCGGTACGCTTTAATTAAAAGGTAATTCTTCAGCGATATTGTCCGGAATGTTCATAAAGTCTCCGCCATTGTTGGCGGCCTTTGCTTCCCCGTAGCCATTCTTGGATTTAAACTTCGCCTCTCCGGCTTTACCTTCTCTTACCGCCTGGACTGATACAGGGTATCTAACCTCTGTATAAATAACCTCTTTTCCATCAATGACATTGCCTGTTTCACCAAACACAAGACCGATCTTCTTGCCTTTCCACTTGGTTTCGTCCCAATCCCATGTGTAACCTTCATTAGACTCTTCCAAAGCATTAGGCCACGCAGCAAATTTGTTCTTAGTCCACTGGTCTTTTTCTGATCCATCATCTTTAGGAAGCCACAAAGCAACTTTGCCTTTGTACTTCTTATCTTCGTTATTGTTGTCTTCGTACTGCTTCTTAAAAAAGCCCTGATATTCACCCTCTGCAATGTCAAACTGAACATGCAGTCTGTCAGAATTACCGTTAGCGCCGGTCTCTAACTTTACGCCAAGAATTTCTGCTACATAAGCACCTTTAGGCAGCTTTGCACCTCCCTGATACTGAGCGGCTTTCTTGGCCTCTTCATAGCCATTGAATTGTTTCATTTTGTTGATCCTCCTTATATTTCTATTGCATCAAAGTCATCTACTGACAGTGCAGTATATGAAAACTTATCCTTGCCCTTACAGTAATTCCACCAAACATTAGCTATGGCCTTTTTGGCTGATACAGCCCAGCTGTCACCATAAGGTTGTCCGTTTAAAAGTATCTTGTAATGCTTCTTAGGTTTCTTCATGCAAATGGATCCTCTACCTCTTTTATATCTGGCTCATTTAGCTTTAGCACTGTTAAACAAGCTGCAATAAACATGTTTGTCTGTTCTGCCCTGTAATCATCCAGGAAATGTGTGGCCTGAGTAATCCTTGTATCATTCAGATGGTTCAAATACTCAAAGTACGTATTCACCACTCGGCATTCTTTTTCGTTTAATTGCTTCATAGGCCGTAATACTCCCTGATCTTGGTATCAACCAACTTCAAATCATTGGGGATCTTTAACTCTTCAAACATTCCTTCAGGACTTTTTGCTGTCGTATATCCGTCTGACTGAGTAATGAAGATATGCTCCTTATTTTCTATGGAAGCAAGTAATACAATGTCGAAGCATCCCTCAACAGTAAGTGCGTTGTCCAGCATTTTTCCAACAGTCTTGGCCTTTATCTCTCCGGTATTACTGTCTGTTTCTGTATGATGTAAGAAATATACGATCACATCATCCGGAAGATTGTGATTGATATAGTGGATAAGGTTTCTAAAGTGAAGTGCTATATCAGTAAATTTCTGATATCCTGTTTCCTTGGCTCTGTCAAACAGCTCATTCACCATCAGATATTGACTATCATCAATCACATAAGCCTTTAATTGAGGATCCTTAAAAGTTGCTGCAATGATGGAATAAGTGGCATTCTTGGCAACCTTGAAGTCCTTAGCCCTAAAAGGTAAGTGCTGCTTTTCAACCTCAAATATCCCCACCTCTTCGGGGTTCATTGTCTTCATTGAGTAGCTCTTTCCTGATCCTGTCTTTCCTAAAATCAATACTGCAATTCCCATTACATAACCTCCACTTCTTTCTTGGATTTAGGCTCTACAATCGTTCCATTGGCTACTGTCAAAACGTCATTTACGTCCGACAAAAGCAAGGTATCAAAGCCTTCTGCCAGCCTTGATTTCATTTTGAATACCAACAAATCAATAGCGGCCCTGTCCTTAATTGCCTGTGAATCTGTTGCACTATACATTGATTTTTCCCTCCTTATTTGGTAGTATTGAGGGTGAGAAGAGCGACTAACCGAAACTCAACTCAACCCTTGGATCATGCCGTGAACATGATCCTTTTTTATTTCTTAAGGGTATAGAAAACATGATCTCGATACCCAAAAGCGCTACTAAAGTATTTCTCTAATGTCCTGTTTGTAGTCTTTTCAAAAGCTACAATCTGTGGTGCTACGTCCCCTCTCTCTATCCTTGCTAACGCTTCGTGACATTCAGGACTAATCTCTGTTTTTCCTATGCCTTCCGCGTAAAACTGATTCTCGGCATAGATAACGTCATGTATGTTGTCTGGAAACTCAGGATTGTTTACTCTGTTAAGCACCACCGACATAACAAGCCACATTCCGTCTGGCCCCTGGTTGCCGGCTTCTGCTTGCGCTATTCCCATAAGTAGCTGCGCTTCTTCATAAGTAAACTCATTGCAGTCAACCTCATGGGTTCTGGCAAACAACTGACCATCTTCCGTATTCACTTCTTCTGTTTGTGGAATTGCCTCAAACTGAGGCTCTTTGACTTCCTCATAAGCCGTTGCCTGAATTGAATAAATCCACAGGTACACGGCAATTATGATTAGAAATAGATATAGAATTAGATTTCCCCAACGTTTATGTTGCACTTTTTTCAACCTCTCATCCCTTGATTAGAATTAGTAAGTCTTCATCCGAAAAATGAAGCACATCATCCAGCGCTATAAGCTCAAATACTGTAAAGCTATGTGGGTCCGCTATCCTTCGGTTTAACCTCTGATAGTCAATCCCTGTCTCTTTTGCCAACTGGGTAAAGCTGTCAATGTCAGCCTCGATCATGTATCTCCGCAATAGCTTTTTTATTGGTACCTTCGTTGCAATCATGTTTAAAACCCTCGCAAATTCTACTCTTGTAGACTTTCAATGCAAAATAAAGAAGCTGGCGAACACTTTAAAGCTTTAGCAATAGCGTCAATAGTAGACACTTTAACGTCTATATCAGCTCCGTTCTCCAAAAGTGAAAGAGTGGCTCGGCAAACACCGCTTCGCCTGGAAAGCTCTATCTGGCTCATGTTCAGTTTTTCCCGTTTTTCCTTTATCTTGTACTTTGTCACCTCTTATATCCTCCCATGGTACTAAATGTAGCGTCTACTTCAATAAACTAATCATAGTCTACTAGAATTTTCTCACGTTGTCAACTAGTGTAGACTAGATTTTTATTTTAGCGTCTGTTATAATAGACGTACATTAAGTATTGAAGGGGATAAATACAATGACTTTAGGAGATATCATAAAAGAATATTTAGAAGAACATACAGTAAATGAATTTATTA